TTAAAAGCTAATGAAAAATATTCATCTTGTGCGGCATTTATTCTTGCTACTTTATCTTTATAAGGATAACTTGTTTTATTAGTTCCGCAAATTCTATCCATTTCTTGTATTATTCCATCTTCTGAAATTATATTGTCTAAATACATAGTTTTTATTTTAGTTGCTAATGAAAACACCGATTAAACTTTCACCAGCAACTAAGCTGGTGTGCTTTTATTGCATTTGCGAAAATCGTACTAAGTAGTCAATATCAACCAGAACTCCATCGTCTGTAAAAGCTCCATCATCAGTAGCTGTTACAACGCAAGTAAAGTAAGGGTAAACAGTTGTCAAGGTAATTTTATTAATAGTACCACCATCTGCACAACCACTATTACCGTTATCTGCTGTTAAGAGTGTATTTTCCATTACACAACCTACACCTGTTGACGTAGCTATTGAGCCAGTAGTCATTAAATCATAAGTAGGTGCTGTGTAAAGACTTTCAGAAGCTCCACAAGTAGCTAAAAATGTAGAAGTAGCAACTGTGTTGATACGAAGTCTAACTGTATCTACAACAGTAGTAGAACCAGTTATTGAAATTCCGTAAGTAGATGGGTCAATCGCTACTATTGACGTAGTTCCTATTTGCATTTTTCCTCTGATATGCCAAACTCTATCACCATTTACAGATAACCAATGATATGGAATATCAGGACTAGCCATAGCACTTAAATTATCACTCTCTGGAGCTTCATTATAAACATCAATGGTAACTTTTTCCATTACAGTTGTTGGGTTATTATCGCCTATAAAAGCACTTACCCTAACTCCAATACCCACTAAAACAACTAATACAATAACTCCGATAGAAGCGTATAAAGCAAACTTTGTTTTTTTCAATTTATCCATAGTTGTTTTATAAATTATTTAATTTTCTTTTTAGAGCTTCTCTTTTTTGCTCATACTTAACTGGATTCTGTATTTTATAAGCCTTAATCAAAACCTCAAACTCTCTTTTTGCCCTATTTGAAGATTTTGGAGCTTCAACTTCAGCTTTTTCGTCTCTCTTGATATCAATAGTTTTTTTCTTTCCCATTTTTTTAATCTTAATAAGTTAGTTGCGAGAAGTAATTGGAACAGATAAAATCAGTTAATCGGTGGAGAACTGACTTATCCATTCCAATTACTTCTCGCAAATAGAGTTTAAGTAATTGTAATATCAACGACTAAGGCAGCTTTTTGAACCCAAAGTTTAAATCCTGTATAACCCCAAGTAACTACTTCTTTACCAGTTTTACCAGCTACTGGCTTTTCTTCATACTGTATTCCACGAGGTACTGCATAAGTAGCAACGCCCTTTACTCCAAATACTCTATGTCCATCATTGGTAACTGTTGCAGTTGAGCCTGCATAAGTTGTATTTACATAAGTTCCTGTTCTAACCACATAAATCTCTACACCCATAAAATTAGTGAAGAAGCCATTTCTCAAAGCAGCGTCAGCAAAAGTAAATCCACTTGAAGCCTGTGCTTGAATAAATCCAGGCATATCTGTATTTTCAATGACCAAGAATGTTCCTTTATATGGGTCAGCATAACCTGCTACTTTACTTAAAAGCCTAGATATAATTACTGAAACATTTGCAGGAGTTGTAAATCCACCTCCTGGAGTTGAGTAAGTTTCTGTCGCATCTTCACAAAGACGATTGATAACATAACCATCAATAGCAGCTGCTATTGAATAATTTTGCTCATCTATTCTATCAGCGAATAAATCAAAAGCAGTTAAAACTTGCTCAAAATCGTAAACGTGTTCAGCGACTACAAGTTCTTCATTGACAGTTAAAGTATCAGCAACAGTTGACCATGAAGCAGTTGAGTAAGTTCCACATATTGCCTGAATAACTGTAGTAGCTTGTGAAGTATAAGGATTATCAATATACTTTGCTTCACTTCTATCTACTCTACAAATTTTTTCAGCTATTAATGCGTTTCTTAACACCTTTTGTAAACTTTTCATACGATACTTACGTCTGTAAGTATATGTGCTTACTGTATTCATTTTGTTTAAGTTAATTGTAAAACACCGATTAACTTAAACTCCACCATTTAAGCCTTTGGTTTGTATCTTTCATCAAGCAACTTGTCCATATCTTCATCTGACTCTGGTAACTCATTTTTTTCTTTAGCTTTTGAAAGCAAAGTTGCTCCAGATACTTTAGAAGAACCTCTTTTACCTCCTCCTGTATTAGAAGCAGAAGCAGATTCACGTTCTTCTTTATGGCTCTTTAAAATAACATTCAAATCTTTATCTTTCTTAGCTTCGGCAACAGAAATTTTATTGCTTTTAGCCCAATTAACAACAACATCTACATCGTCATCGTGAACATCAGATAAAGCTCTAATGTCTTTTATAGAGTAATTTGGCTCTTTGCCTTTGGTGTCTTTTGACTCAATTTTTTGTCCCTTTTTTGGGTCTGCCTTCCCTTTGTAGTAATCTTTTCCTTTCTTGTAATCTACTGCTTCCTGCTGTGCTTTCTTTTTAGCTTGTGTAGCTGTGTATCTATCTTTTTTAATTTCAAGGATTTTATCAATCCTTTCATCTTCTTTTTCTAAAGAATATTCGTCTTGAATTTCTTCACGAAGTTCATTCTCTGTTTTTTTTGACATAAGTTTTGTGGCATATTGCCTCACCGATAATGTTTAGCATTTTGCCTCTTAATTATTATTTATTACTATCTTGATTTAATCTTTTTATTTGTTCTTCTTCTGTTTCCTTTTTAGTTCCTGCTACTAATTTAATTTGCATTAATTGAGAGTCTATAAAACTAATTAAACTATCCCAAGCAATTAAATCAATATATCTTTGAGCAAAGTCTTTCTTTCCTTTTTCTTTTAATTCAGCGTGCTTAATAGTTTCTTCTCCTTTCCCCTCTGTTAATACATCTAATTGTTGCGATATATATTTTTCTTCAATTTCTCTAGCTTCAATATATAAAAATGCTTTTTCATTGTTCATTTCTCTTGCTTTTATCAAAGTATTCATCCACATAGAAGCTAACTGAAATAATGGCGCATTTCCATCTAATTCTGGCAATATAAATTTTTTAATTACTTTAGCTACATTTTCTTTCATTATTTCTCTAAGCATAATATCCTCTCTTTCAGGTAAATCTAACTGTAGCATTACTTTTCTTATTGCTAACAGCAAATCATCTCTTTCAGCAAATGTATTTTTAATTAAACTTAATTCTTCCTCGGTAAATCTTAATTTTTGTGGTTTTTTCTCTACCATATTATTTTAATTATTTAATTAATTGTTCTTTTGGCTTTTCTTCTTGCTCTTGTTGAGGTTGTGGTACTGAACTTATTTCTATTGGGCTAATTGCTCCTGTTTCTGAAAGTATTTTATTAAATAACATCTTCATATTCGGGTCTTGCAAAATTAATGGATTAGTTCCAATAGTCTGTAATACAGTTGTTAATGTAGTTAAAATAGCTTCTTTATCTTTACTCTCGCCTGTAACATCAATTTCAACATCCCATTCAAAATCTTTTAATACGGTTTTCCAAGTTTTAGTTGATATATCTGATGGCTTAATAAATCTTTGACTACCAAATACATTTAATGCTTTCTGAATAGCTTGTTCTTCACTTGCCATATTTTCTTGCTGTTGTTCTGGAGGAAATAAATTCCCAGCTTCAATATCTTCTGGTGTCTTATTTAATATATCATCTTTAATTTGTTTATTTACTCGCTTAGTAGCTTCTGCTGGTACATACATTGAGTCTAATTTATTAATTTTATGTTCTTCTAAAATAGCCGCTATTTCATCTGTGGTATCCATTTTTTTCTTGAGATAGGGAAGTATTCGTTTTATCATTATAATTTCTAAATCTAATCCTTTATTTTCTATCATAAGTTCAAATAAAGAATGTGCTTCTTGTAATTCTGCTCTTGTTTGCCTCCAAGCTGCACCTGACTTAGCTTGTTGCACCATAGATTCTGCTATTCCATTTATTTCTCTACCATTATCTTTCCATTGACTGCCATAAGACTGTAAAGCTGATATATCGTGAGAATTATTTTGTACTTGTGTTAATGGACTTCCTCCATCTTTTGAACTCCAAATAAGCACTTGTCCATTTTCAATAGAGTTTAATACATTTTGACCAATAAAATTTCCATCAGATGTTTGAAATATAAGTTTAGAAGCTAAATCTAATTGGTCTTTTATAGCCTTAGCATTGTGATTTACCATCCATTGACTTTCAAATAAATGTTCTACTGCTCCTATTGACAAAGTTCTTCCATCTTCTTTAATTAAATGGGTTATCATATATGGACTTTTAGATTCTCTGCCTGCATATAAAGTAAAATCATCAAATTTCTTATCACTTGTTGCACCCTCTTTTTTAGCTACATAAGAAATAACGTGTGTTTGATCAACATAAGTATCTTCATCACTTTCTTTATCTGTTAAATAAGCCAAAGATAATTCTCCATGTAGTTCAAATACTTCAATATAATTACTTTTATTATCTGTTTTTTGTCCGTCAAGTGTTTTTCTGATAGTCTGGGCATTAATCAATTCTTCTACTAAAATTTGGTCATATTCTTTTTTAGCTCTTAATTGAGCAACTGTAAACCATAACCTTTCTACTTTAATATTGTTATCAAAATCAACAGGGTCAACTAACATTCTATTCCAAGGCATAACTTCACTGAATAATTCTCCATCTTTTTCTATAAATTTCAAAATAGCTGAACCATATCTAGCTAATACTCTGCCCCATTCATTAAGAAATTTACCGAAAGCTGACTTCCGCATATACTCTTGTAATAAGATAGTTACAATAAAAGCTAAAACGTGTTGGTCTTGTCTTGTTGCTCTTAAAATTATATTTTTTCTATCAATATCAGTAGCTCTGTACCAAATATTAACTGCTGCTGTTACTATGTTAAAAAATGGCTTATCTCTACCCATACTATCCTTATCTCCTGAAGTATGTTTACTATTCAAATAAGCATCTACCTTTTCTATAGTTTCGCGCATAGAAAAAGTAACATACTTAGACATCTTAGTATTACCTGTTTGGTCTTCATCTTCCATTTTACGCACTAAATCAGCAACACTTATTTCTCTATCAAACATAAGTTTTTATATTAATTTATCTATAAGATACTGTAATATCACTTGTGCTAGCCAAAGTTACACATAAGCCAGTATTAAAAGATACATCATAAGTAAATGTTTTCTCGAGTACGGATGCTTTGATTACTGCTATTACTGTACCTGCACAAGTAACTCCATCATAAATTGTAATTGCTCCTGCTGATGTCGTATTTACTGTTAATGAGTGTAAAGTCCCAGATGTTGCTTTTATCACAATATCTCCAGGTGTACTAGAAGCATTATAGCTATACTTAGTGTCTGCACTATCATAGGCTGCCCCCATAGTTGTAGGAATTACAGCAGTGGTTAAACCTGTAGTCGTAGCCACTAAAACAGAACTTGTGGCTGTTCTGTACTCTGTAAATGTTCCTGACACAGTAGAAATCCATAGCCTAGATACTGTTCCAAATATAGTAGTATGAGTTACAGTACAACCTGTTGAAGTTGCTACTCCCTCTGTTCCGATAGAACAATTAAACTCGCTTGAAGGCATTGTTTGTCCTCCGTCAGCATCTACATTCGTAAATTTGAAATAATAAGTATCTGCTGGTAATGAGCCTCCTGTTGAAGTTGCAGCAGCACCATCACTTGTTACAGCTATTTCTGTTCCAGCTACTTGACTTTTAACCATTACATTATTATCATCATCTACTCTGAATACATTTGTCCACCTTGCATCTCCTAAATCGTCGGAAAAGTTTTTTGCTATATTATAGCCGATTATACCAGCTAACAATAGCATTACTACACCTATTATTACTAAAGTTGTTTTCATAAATTTATATTATTTATTTGAATTATCTAAAAAATTAGATTTGTTTATATCAAATTGATTTTGTTGTTTTAATATATATTGATTACCAACTGTATCTTCTTCTAATGCATCTTTTTTTAGCTCAAACCACATTCTGTATATAGCTGGGTCGCCTATGTCAGGACTTCTACTTAAATCTGCTTTTACATCTTCTTTTTTCTTTAAATTTAACTTCTTGTCAGTATCTATATCTCTTTGTCTTAATAATTCTGATAAATCTTCTATTAATTCATCTCTGTATTTTTGTACCTTAAATGCTATTTTATGTTCATTAAGTAATTCTGCTAATTTCCATCCACATTGAGCTTTTAAACTTCCATAAGTAGTTTTTGGTATTAAAAAATTATCGATTTTACTTTGTCTTATTCTTATTTCATTAGCAGTTGGCAAAGGTCTAGAAGTTGAAACAAAACCTTTTACCCCTCTTAAACCATCTACTACAGCACTCCCATATCCTCCTGTATCATCTACTAATATATTTGAATATGGTATTTTTTCTATAGAAGCAAAATCTCTAACTTTTCGCTTAGTTTCTTCTGTATCTTGCATACTATACTTTTCTACTCTATAAAGTTCTAATCCTTCCCAAAAATTAAATGTTGTAAAATCCTTGCCTTTTCTAGCCATATCAATTACAAAATATTTTTGGTTATCCTTTACTATCGTGTTTGAAAAAGCATCAGACAAAGCATCATAGGTTGTTAAACTATCATTGTCCTCATCATAATCCCAATTACCTTCCCATAATCTCTGCCTAGTTACTTTATCTTTTTCATCTTTAAGAGTTTTGAGATAATCTTTTGGTAAATATAAATTATCAGTTGCAAATGCTTGTATATATTTTAAATATTCAGGTAAAGTATTAGCCTTATGTAATTCAACAAATTCTCGCTTCATCCAGCCTTTTTTAGGATTAGCTGTAATTAATAATTTCTTTTTTAAATTAAATTCTTTATTTTTCCATCTACCTATACTTAGCCATAAATTTCTTTTTGCTCTTTCTGAAACTTCTCCAGCTTCTTCTATCCAACCTCTAGTCATTTGCATACTACCAAATCTTTCATATAAAGGGTCAGATGGTAATTCCTTACAAGCTATTAAAAAAACTTTAGAACCATTATAAAGATTGTAAATATTATAAGTTCCATCAAGATTAGCATAATCATCTATCTTTAATCCCCAATTTTTAATAACTTCATTTATTGTCGGTACTGTGAATTTTCTAAGGTCTATTAATTCTTCTCTAGCTATAAAATAATGAGTTTCAGGATATATCAAAGCATCCATAAATATAAGACTAGCTCCTAAGTAACTTTTACCTCCGCCTTTTGCTCCACCATATAATATTTGTTCTGATGTATCATCTATCCAATACCTAGAAGCCTCTATTTGCTTGTCTATTTTAGTTTTAAATTTAAGTTTCATCTTTTGTTATTTCAGCTCCTGTTATTTGTTCTATTTTTACTTTATGTGTTTTTAAATCTGCTTTGCTTTTAAGATAAACCGGTAATGCTATTTCCTTTATGCCTTGCCTATCTTTTGTATCTCTACCTCTTAATGTAGTAAGTTGTTTATATACTTTATCAGTTGCTAATTCTTCAATGGTTTGTTTCTTCATTGTTTCTTTTTTCATTTCTATCTCTTTATCTAAAGTTTTTCTACCACCTAATTTGTTACCTTTTTGGAATGGCATATGTCTTAACATCTTATTTATTTTAATATTAGCTTATTTCTTGCTATTCTAAGCAATCCTAAGCAATTTAAAATTCCTTTGTGATACTTGTATCAACTTATTTTTTTAATTCATTCCATTTATAATGCTTATGACAATTCAAGCACTTATAATATATTACTTTTCCTTTTATTATATTCCATTTTCTCCTAGAGGCTTCTTTTAATATACTTTTACATTCAGGACATTTTTTTCTTTTCATTTTAATAATTTTATAGCTTCTTGATAAGTTATTAATTCTCCATATAATTTACTACTAATATTGTTAGCATTTTCCATTAAGATATGAGCATATTCTTCTTTATCGTTAGCTTTCTTTACTATCTTCATTTGTGCTTTGTAAGCATCTAGTTCCATTTTTAAT